TATTGCGAACAAGAACACGAACCAATAATTTTTGTTTCGCCTTTTAATAATTTAGTATATAACACAACTATGTTTTATAAACCAACAGATGTAAAAGAAGGAACCATCATATTTTTTCCTTCAGTTATAAATCATTATACCACACCAAATAATTCAGAACAAGATAGATTAGTTGTTTCTTTTAATATGTTTGTAGAGTAATTTTTGTATATGATATCACTCAAAAGTTTAAATGAATCGTTTATTAAATTTGAATGTGAAAAATCTATAGCTCAAGAGTTGTCGGATTATTTTACTTTTTTTGTGCCGGGTTATCAGTTTACTCCACAGTATAAGTCTAGAATTTGGGATGGTAAAATTCGTTTAGCGGACCTTCGTTCGTTTACCATATATCGTGGTCTAATACCATACATTGAAAAATTTGCGAAAGAAAGAAGTTACGAATTAGACATTCAGGACAATTTGAATGTTTCTGATGAGTTATCTTTAAAGGAGGCAACAGAGTTTATAAATTCATTAAAGTTGCCTTTTGAACCTCGTGACTATCAAATCAAATCATTCATACATGCTATACGAAATCGCCGCATGTTGTTGTTATCGCCAACAGCATCAGGTAAATCTCTCATAATTTATTTGATTGTTCGTTACTTTCAAGAAATTGGTCTGAAGCGTGGTCTTCTAATTGTACCTAACATCTCTCTTGTAGCGCAGATGTATAAAGACTTCGAATCTTATGGTTATGATTCACTTGAGAACTGTCATGCGATTCATGGTGGTAAAGACAAACAGGCTAAAAAGTTTTTGTTTATTTCAACTTGGCAGTCTATCTACACACAACCAAAAGAATATTTCGAACAATTTGATTTTGTAATTGGCGATGAGGCACACTCTTTTAAGGCCAAATCACTCACAACAATAATGACGGGTTGTATTAATTCTAAATACAGAATAGGATGTACAGGAACTTTAGATGGTACTCAAACACACCGACTTGTATTAGAAGGTTTATTTGGGCCAGTTTATCAGTCAACCTCAACATCCGATTTGATTGAAAAAAAGCAACTCGCCGATTTTAAAATCAAATGTTTGATACTGAAATATCCCGAAACTGTTTGTAAAGAAAGTAAAAAATGGGACTATCAAACAGAGTTAGACTACATTGTGACTAACACAAAGCGCAATGAGTTTATCAAAAATCTGGTTTTATCACTAGACGGGAACACTTTGATTTTGTTCCAACTTGTAGAGAAACACGGTAAAAAACTCTATGAATTGATAAAAGAAAACGCCAAAAATCGACATGTGTTTTTTGTTTTTGGCGGTACTGATGTTGAAGTTCGTGAATCTGTTCGTGCTATTACCGAAAAAGAAACAAACGCCATCATTGTAGCATCTTATGGTGTTTACAGTACAGGCGTTAACATACGCAACCTTCACAACATCGTTTTTGCCTCACCATCAAAGTCGAGGGTTAGAAATTTACAATCGATTGGTCGAGGCCTCAGAATAGGAGATAACAAACAAGAAGCAACCCTATTTGATATCGTTGATGACTTCAGAGTAGGCAAATTTGCCAACTACACATTGAAACATTTCCTTGAACGTGTTAAGATATATGATGAAGAAAAATTCAACTACAAATTTTACAACATAGAGTTAAAACTATGACAGAAGAACAAATTCAAGAAGTCTCGGTAAAAATTTTGAGACTCAACACAGGTGAAGATATTATCGGCGCTTGTTTAATGGATGATGAACACGGTTGTGTTGGTGTGGAAAATCCAATGAAGATACATCTTAAAAGAACTACGGCAGTTGGTCAATCAATGTTGTTTATGATGCCTTGGTTGCCTTTAGAAATTATTGAAGATAACTATGCAACAATTAATTATGAAGACATTATTACTGTTGTAGAACCAAAAAAGAATTTGGTAGAACACTACAACAACACGATTGAAGAAATAGAAGCTAAAATACACGAAGAAGAAAAAATAGAAACCGAAGATGACAATGATGTTGATGAAGACACAATGCAAGAAATGTTAAATGCTCTCAGAGAATCTAAGAAGAATAAACTACATTGATGGAATATAACGATCAAAATTTAAAACTGGTGATTAATATTATTAAAAATAACTTGACACCAGATTTACTGCCTAAAAAATGGGTGGAAAGAAACAGTACCAATCCAATGTTTGGGCATTGTCATACCGCTTCTGCTTGTTTGCAAAAAGTATTCGGCAGTAAAAACATCAAACTAAGAAGAGCTCTTGATGATGAAGGTATCTGGCACTGGTGGGTGGTAGATAAAGATGATAATTTAATTGATATAACGGCAGATCAGTATTACTCACAAGGTAGAAAACCTCCTTACGAAAGCGGTGAGAAGGCATCTACATTAGGGTTTGAATATCGTACTAGAGTACAGACATTACTAGGAAGAGTTACCAAAGAATTATCATCAAACGGAACACCGCCAATGTAACACTTGTCAAGGCCCAAAAACAAGAGCTCTTAGGCAAATGTGTTACAAACCATTGACATATAACCGATAAACTTATAGAATGTGAAAACTATGACAAAGAAAACAAACCACTACATCAACAACGCCGACTTTTTGAAGGCGTTAATCGAATACAAAGAAGCTTGCGACAAAGCGGCACTTGAGAAGAAACCGGATCCTCCTATTCCAAATTACATAGGCGAGTGTTTCTTAAAGATCGCCGACCATCTGTCTCGCAAGCCTAATTTCGTTTCATACTCTTTCCGAGATGAAATGATATCTGACGGCATTGAAAATTGTTTGATGTACTTTAGAAACTTTGATCCAGTCAAGTCAAAGAATCCTTTTGCCTATTTCACACAGATTATTTACTATGCTTTTCTCCGTAGAATTATGAAAGAGAAAAAGCAGTTGTATGTTAAATACAAGGCAACAGAACAGTTTGGTATTTTGGATGAATTTGAAATGTTTGAAGACTCTGATGGCAACATGAGGCAGTTCCAACTTTACGATAACATTTCCGAGTTTATTCAAACATTTGAAGAAAATAAAAAGAACAAAAAGAAAAACAGTCAACTTAAAGCACTTAAAGACCTAGGAGCAGAAATCGATGACGAACACTGAAGAAATTCAAGACAGAATCCGTGTCTTACAAGAAAGACATGATTTGATGGACAAAGAAATTATTCGTGTTGAAAGTACACACGGAAATCAATCAATGATTATTGATTTGAAAAAGAAAAAACTTAAACTGAAAGATGAGATTGAATCGTTGAAAAAACAACTATGAAAATATGTATTTTGGGTGACACACATTTTGGTGCTCGTGGCGATTCATTAGATTTTCATAAGTATTTCAAAAGATTCTACAACGAAATTTTCTTTCCGTATTTAAAAGAAAACAAGATTGATACCATCGTTCAGATGGGAGACTTGTTTGACCGGCGAAAGTTCATCAACTTTAATTCGCTTTATCTGTCACGCAGATACTTCTTTGATATCTGTAAAGAAGATAATATTACAGTTCATACATTGATTGGCAATCACGATGTTGCCTTCAAGAACACACTTGATGTGAATTCACCGTCTTTGGTGATTAAAGACTATGACAATGTGAAAGTGTATCAAAATTTTGCCACAATCAATATTGATGGACTTGATATTGATATTGTGCCTTGGATTTGTGACGAAAACGAAAAAGAAATTTTCGATAAGATAAAAACATCAAGGTCTGAAGTTTGTTTTGGGCATTTTGAAATTTCTGGTTTCGAAATGGATCGTGGCAATGTATGTGAAGTTGGTATTGACAAAAAAGAATTAAAGCGTTATGATGTAGTTTTGTCTGGCCATTTTCACCATAAGTCTTCTGACGGCAATATCACTTATGTTGGTACGCCTTATGAAATGACATGGGCAGACTATTCTGATCCAAAAGGGTTTCATATTTTTGATACCGAAACTAGAGAACTTGAATTCGTAAAAAATCCAATTACAATGTTCAACAAAGTTTTTTACAATGATAGTGAAACGGACTTTGAACATTGGAAGAAATATGATTTCAATTCTTTGAAAGAAACTTATGTTAAAGTGGTTGTGGTCAACAAACAGAATCCATATTTGTTTGACCATGTGATTGATAACTTGTACAAATCTGGTTGTTCTGATATTTCAATTGTCGAAGATTTTACCGACACTACAATTGATGATGATATCATTGACCAAGCTGAAGACACTATGACCATCTTGTCTAAGTATATTGACGCACTTACGCTTGATGTTGAAAATGATAAGTTGAAAAAAATGATGCGAGAACTCTATGTTGAGGCTCTAAACACGGAAGTTGCTGATTAATGCTATTGTTCAAAAAAGTGAGGTGGAAAAATCTACTTTCCACTGGTAACTATTTTACTGAAATAAATCTACAAACAAATACCAATACTTTGATTGTTGGTGAAAATGGGTCTGGCAAATCGACTTTGTTGGACGCATTGTGTTTTGGTTTATTCGGTAAGGCTTTTCGAGCAATCAACAAACCACAACTGTTGAACAGTATCAATCAAAAAGATTGTTTGGTTGAAGTTGAATTCAATACGAACAATAAGTCATACAAAGTTGTTCGTGGTATTAAACCAAACATCTTTGAAATATACTGCGATGGCAATCTACTTAATCAAGATGCCGCATCTAAAGACTACCAAGAATTCTTAGAAAAGTTTGTATTGAAACTAAATTACAAGTCTTTCACACAAATTGTGATTCTTGGCTCAGCTTCATTTACACCATTCATGCAATTGTCGGCATCAGATCGCCGAGCAATTATTGAAGACTTGCTAGATATTCAAATCTTTTCTACCATGAATTCTTTGGTAAAAGAACGATTGTCTACAAATAAAGAAGTGAGTGCAAACAAGAAACATGAAATAGAACTTGCACAACAAAAGTATGATATGCAGAAAAAGCATATTGACGAAATGAAGCAGAACAATCAGGACAAAGTAGTTGAATATGAGAATGAGATTGACACACACAATCAAACTATTGTCACGATGCTTGCCAATGTCACAACTCTAACTGCTGAAACAACTGAATTGCAGTTAGTTGTTGCAAACAAACTTGAAGTTGAAAGTAAGTTGAAAAAGATTACAAAACTTGAATCACAAATTGAAAGTAATTTGTCCAAGTTTAAAAAAGACATTGGATTCTTTGAAACGCATAATAATTGTCCAACATGTAAACAGACTATTGATGTTACATTTAAAGATGAAGAACTTGCCAGCCTTAATGTAAAAGTTGTTGAATGTGAGAATGGCCTATCTCAACTAGAACAAAAAGTGGTAGAACAACAACTTAAGTTGAATGAGATTACCGAAAAACAAACTCTTATTAACACTAAGCAGGTTGAAATTGCCACACACAACGCAACAATCACCGAAACAAATAAACTGATTGCTCGTTTGCGGAAGTTGATTGATGAATTGAAAAACTCTAAAGAAGTGACAGACAGAGAAGAACAATCCCTAAAAGTATTACAGGATTCTCTGTCTCAACTGCAAGCAGACTTGCAAGGATTAATACAAGAAAAGTCATATCTAGAAGTTGCCTCAAACTTGTTGAAAGACACCGGTATCAAAACCAAAATTGTTAAACAATATCTGCCTATCATCAACAAATTGGTCAACAAGTATTTAGCGTCTTTGGATTTCTTTGTTAATTTTAATCTTGATGAATCGTTCAAAGAAACAATCAAGTCTCGCCATCGTGATGAATTTTCCTACAACAATTTTTCTGAAGGCGAAAAACAACGAATTGATATGGCATTGATGTTGACTTGGCGTGCTGTTGCTAAGTTGAAGAATTCTGCAAATACCAACCTGTTGATTCTTGATGAAACCTTTGATTCGAGCCTTGATGCTAATGGCACAGAGTATTTGATGAATATCCTACATATGTTGGAGGGTGTAAATTTGTT